AGCGTAGATGACATCACCTAGATCCCCGCTATGGAAGTAATTCATCATCCGGCTCAGTGGCCGTGTTTTCCTGCTCGTCTTGGTTGAAGTAGCCGTCCTCACGGGAAAGCACCTCCGTCACCGCGTCAATCGCCTGAAGCCAATCAACACCCGTCAACGAAATCATCCGCAGCGGCGGTGCGCCTTTGCGTAATTCCTCGACTGTGACCCGATACGACATGTGGAGTTATTATACCGCTCAGAAAGAACTGAGCAAATTGGCCGTGCGCCTCGGAGCAAACTTGCCGGTCGTCATTGTGTGCTTCCATTTCGTCTGCCCTCCCCTTTTCCCACTGCCACCCTCCTGCGGCGGACGCATCCCAAACCTTTCGCGGACAACATCGAGCATGACAAAGGCGGCATCGGCCACGTCCGGCGAGCGACCGATCCTGGCCTTCATGTCAGTCTTGCTCTCAACCACGACCTTCATCGAACCGGACTTTCTGGTATCGTAGTTCCGGCCGGTCATCTCTCGGGCCAGATCCGGACCGATCCCGCGAAGCTGCCCGCTCGAAAGGAACTCTTTCGCCCCGAACCAAAGCTCGGTGACTTTGTTGACATACTTTTCGTCGGCAGGGGTGGAATCGTAAGCCGAGAGTGATCGGCTCGACGGGGCTCCGCCGAAGTGAACGCGCTGAAATTCATTCGAGCCACACACCGTCGCCAGCGCATCGCAAAACGGCACCCCTCCGCCCGTCACGTCGACCCCGATATTCCTCCAAGGGACGCCCGCCTTAGTCACGATGTCTTTAATTTTCTTCGCGATCTGAAAAGTGCGCGGTTCGGGATTGCTCGCTTCCTCGTCGAGGAAGTAGAACTCGTCAAAGGAAACTTGGTCCACTCCGTCTTTGTTCTGGCCAAACGAGCCCAGATAAATCACACATCTATCCCCGCCGCTCACAAAGGAGGGGTCGATGCCGACGATTCGTTCGACGCGGCCCCTCCACACGGGCTTCTGGTCGGCTTGGAAGCGGATGATCTCGGCCTCGCTGTAGATGGCTTTGCTGACCGCCTGCGGTGGCCAAAACCCGCGATAATCACGCCAGAAGATCGGATTGTCCTCACCGAGTCGCTCGCGGGCCTCATCGATCTTCTCCCATTTTTGGATCGGCCATTTGTTCTCACCGGCCAAGTAGTTCGGATTCTTGAGTGCGTCGAGGTGTAGACAGACCCCGCCGATCTTCGTCTCCCACCGCTCGTCGTTCACCGTGATGCTCCCCCAACCGTTCGTCGGCTCGACGAAGCGGCCGAAGGGGTCGTAATAGCTGACAGGGTTCGCCGCCGCGCAGATGTGAAGCTCGGGGTTGTTGGAAAGGTTCGAAAGGGCGGTATCGAGGAAGGCATGTCCAAGTTCCGAAAGCTCGTCCGCCGCGACGATGACCCGGTGGGCTTTCATGCCTCTCATTTTTCCGGTGACCTCCGAGGTCTTCTTGGCTTCGGCCGGAATCAAATACACACCCGCCTGTTCCATCCGCTCGCCGTTGCGGATCGCGTAGATGGCCGGAGTCGGAGTATCCGCTAACTTCCCCGGAGCGACCGACTTGATGCACGGCCAGTAGCGTTGAATAGCACCCCAGACCCGCTTCTTGGCATCGCGAATACTCGTGCTCGTGACGAGCGAGAGCGTGTGGAACGGGGCCGAAAGCCAGTTGAGCAGAGCCCAGATCGCCATGAATTCCGACTTGCCGCTCGAACCGCAACCAGCGAAACCGACAAACTTCTGATGGCAGCACTCGTAAAGCATATCGTCCGCCCAGGGGTGCCAGATGAAGTTCTCCGATTTCTTGTGGAAGAACATTTGGGCGGCGTTTTTGAAGTGCTGTTCCCTCGAAAGAACATCCATCCCCGCCGTGTCCATCCCACGGAAACAAAACAACTCAATCGCCCAGTCAGCGGTGTGCTGCGGCCACCAAGCACCGTAGCGTTGGATCGAGCCGGCCGGCGGTTGAATGCCGGATTTCACTAAAATCAAAGACATCGAATTAAAAAGCTGGGTAGAATTGGGTCGAGACCTAATTTGATAATATTCATTCCTCTGCCCGTCAGAGTTTTACGCAAGATGATACACCGCTTCGAATCCCGTGCGCGCTGCATATTTTCAGATTGTCCATTTCTCTGTAGGACAGCGGTTTACGAAGGATCTTTTGTTTATTTTTATATGCGGTTATGTCGAATTTTGAACGATTCGACCCAATTCTGGTCATAATCCACATGGACAATTTGAAGGTTCTCGAATCGAAAAAAGGCACAGAAGTTCGGCTGGGAGATTCAGTCGTTAAGATAAACGCAATATCCACTGGGCGCTACCCAGCCTACCGCCTCACTTGGTATGTCGGAGACAAACGCTTCCGGGTCACACGCGCCGACAAGAACGAGGCAATCGACCTAGCGAAGCAGAAGGTCCGACATCTCTCCCGCGCCGAGGGAGAACACACCAAGGTCGATGCAGCCCGTCTGGTCTACCTACTGGAGTGCGAGAAAAGCGTGGCCCCCCATCAACTCCACAAGGCGTGTGAGTTCTTCCGGAAGTTCCACGTTTTGAGTTCGAAGGGGAAGAACTTTGGCGTGATCTGCGATGAGTTGGTCGCCGACATCAAGATAAAGAAGCTCTCGAAAGACCACGAGCAGACGGTCAATTCCCAAGTGAGAACCTTGAAGTCGTGGTTCCCGAAAGAGACGATGCAGCAGATCACTCCACAAAGCCTAGAGCGTCGGCTGCGGGAATCTCATTTCGCGCCCTACACGCAACACAAGTTTCTGAGCTTTTACCGGACGATCGAGAACTTCGCCAAAAAACGGCGCTACCTCGCCGACGACCACCAGACGATCGCCGACCAAGTTACGCTCATGGCCATACCGGAAGGTAACTACCCTGTATTCACGCCGGAGCAGTTGATGAGGTTCCTCATTGTAGTGAAACCCAAGGAATTGGCCTATGTCGCGACAATGGCGTTCGGCGGGGCAAGACGCAACGAATGCACTCAGATGACCAAAGCGCACTTCAACTTTGAGGAGAAGACCGCGCACGTTGACCGGGTGATCGCCAAAAAGACTCTGCCGCGGCACATCTTCACCCCTGATTGTCTCTTCGAATGGCTCAACCTCGCGACCTTCCCTGATTACGGCCCGATAATGACCGAGCGCAAAGTCGGAAACATTTCCCGTGACGTAGCCAAGCTCAAGCAAGTCGGTCTAGCCGGATGGGAGGACAATATCCTCCGACATTCGTTCTTGAGTTATCACCTCGCAGCTTATCAGAATCCACACAACACCGCCTACCACGGAGGAACCTCGATCAAGATGTTATCAAAACACTACGTAGCCTTGGTGAGTAAACGTGCCGCCGAAGAGTGGTTTAATATCTCACCGATATCAGTGCGTGAATATGCGGAGAAACAAGGATTGACGCATTTAATAACTTGGTAGACTATCGCTTTCGTTAGAGAACACAGAAAGGACACAACACACAATGAGCCAAGGACAACCAAAACCAGGAATGCGGAGAGTGTCATACATCGAGGAGAACGCCACCTACAAGGCGCTCGATATTATGGCCGCGGCAAAAGACACTAACCTGTCCGCCCTCGTCCGCGAAGCGACCGCTGAATACCTGGCCAAGCACGATACGGACGGCGATTTGCGTAAAATCGCGCAAACGCTGGCCACCAACCTGTCAGATGATAAAAGCGAAAGAATGCAAGATGTCGTCGATGAAGACACTCAACGCGCTCTCGCCAAAGTCCTGGGGAAACTCAGGAAGAAGTAAATCACCGCCGCGGGGGCGCCCCACTCCCCGCGGCTTCTTTTTTCACTACGCCAGCATAAAACCGCAACCACACACACATATAAGAGAGAAATACAGATATGCCCATGCAGATAGCCTTGAATAATACCCACAGCCAAGAACTAATCGAAGCTGCCCACCGTTGCTCTCTCCCCCCAGAGAAGTTAGCGGCTCTGTTTGTCGAAGACGGTCTCGCGTTGTATCGTAGAGAACCCAATGAATTCAGAGGCACCCTTGACGGAGAAACTGAGTAATCTTCGCAACCCGAAGCTGATCCGCTCATTCGCCAGCGACCCCGAGCTTGAAGACCGCCTTAAAAAGGAGTCAGAGAGTTCGGGGCGCTCAATGAGCGCGGTCATACGTAAGGCTTTGCGTAACTTCTTCGGGCTCTAGATAATAACTCCACATGACCACCATGACGATCGAGTGCGCCTCATTCAGGGCGACACCGATAGGAGAAGGTCGGGTCCGGCTAGAAATAGCCGAGCCCGCGCAACCGCGCAAAGCGGTCTATAGTGCCGGCGAGGCTGTCGCCCGGCTGAGTGAACTTTTAGGTAAACCTTTCACTTACGCTTCGTTGAACTACTGGCGAAAACAGGGTCTCCCCTTCGTCCGGCTCGGGGACAAGAAGATCGTCTACAACGACGATGATCTCGTGCTGTGGGCGCAAGGCCGACTGGGGAGCGCGTTGCCGTGAACTCGCGGCAGAAAGGCAAACGGGTCGAGCGGCTCTGGCGGGATCAACTCCGCGAGGCCGGATTCCTCAAGGCTTTCCGCGGTCAGCAGTATTGCGGTGCCGCAGGCAATGCCGATGTGGTTTGTCCTGAATTGCCTTCAATGCACTTCGAAGTGAAAGGGGTGCAGAATCTCAACGTGCTCAACGCGATGAAGCAGGCGATTGCCGATAGCGGCACGAAGACGCCGGTCGTCGCGCACAAGAAAAACGGCGAGCCGTGGTTAGTCACGATGCTCGCCGCTGATTGGTTGGAACTCGTAAAGGAGTCCGACCGCGTGGTTAGCGAATGTCCAGAAGATCGCCAAGCAAACTCTCCGACGACATGCGACGGCGTTCCGACATGCGACGAGACATGCGCTCCAGCTTCATGTCATCCGATTCCGTGACATACAGGACATTGCCCTGCCTCTGGACCCAGACGATTTGGTTATTCCCGCTCGGGTCGACGATATAGGAAACCTCTCCGGCCCATGCACTTCCGGCTAACAAACTTGCTACGACTATTGAGTTAATAATTTTCATCATATTTTTAGACGTTATGCCCACCAAGACGTTCAACCTTTTTCCCTACCAGAAGGAAGCAGTCGACCGCCACCTCAAGATCCTCGACTCTGTCGGATCGTCACTCGACGGGACAGGGTGCGGGGGAGGCAAGACAGTCATTGCCAGTAGTGTAGCGGCTCGGTTCGCTTTGCCCATTGGGGTGATCGCCCCAAAGTCGGTCCTCTCGAAATGGACAGATACCCTGTCCAGCTTCGGGGTCGATCCGCTCTTCGTCCTGAATCCAGAAAAGTTACGGAACGGGAACACGCCCTGGCTCAAAAAGATCCCGAACGGGGGTAAAAAGGTAAAGTTCGAGTGGAATATACCCGAGCGGTGTCTCTTTATTTTCGACGAGGTTCACATGTTCGGAGCCTATAACTCACAGAACGCGAAGATGCTCGAAGCCGCAGCGGGGCACTATGTCCTCATGCTCTCGGCGACCGCCGCCGAGAATCCGCTGCGAATGAAGGCGATCGGGGTGAATCTCCGGCTCTTCACGGGCGGCTACTTCTGGAAGTGGGTCCGTGAGATGGGGGCCGAAGAATCACGCTGGGGTGGCCTCGAATGGAATCCCAAACTGCCGGCCAACAAGGTAGCAATGGAACGGCTGCACCATTCGGTATTCGCGAATAGAGGCTACCGCGTCTCCGAGGAGACACTGCGGGAACAGTTGCCTGAGTTGATGACCGAGGACGATCCGCTGTGGCTGAGTGCCAAGGACAAGGCGACGATCAAGGAACTCTATGACGAGATGGCCGATCCGGATGATCCTGGTGGGGTCAAAAACCTGCGGCAACGTCAGGCGATCGAACTGGTCAAAGTGCCCTACATCGTCGAACGGGCGAAGGAGATCGTCGAGTCCGGTGGCTCGGTCGTCCTCTTTTTGAATTTCCATGAAAGCATCGATCAAGCACACAAAGAGTTCCCCGAAGCGGAAGTCATCGACGGCCGCGTCCCACAAACCGAAAGAAGAAAGACACAAGATTCCTTCCAAAAGAATGAACTCCGGGCAGTCATCGTCCAGATCGCCGCGGGAGGACAGTCCATCGACCTTCACGATCTGGACGGACGTTACCCGCGAGTTGCTCTGCTATGTCCACAGTTTTCCGGAACCGTTGAGGAACAGGCGGTGGGTCGTATTTGCCGGGTCGGTGCCAAGTCACGTGCGCTGGCCATCCGACTCTTTGCTGGCGGCACCGTTGAGCAAGCTGCGTTGAAACTGACCGCCGAAAAACGTGAAAATGTGGCGATCTTAAACCGCGGAGAAAATAATTTGAACGAAAGTAAATGGGGTGATGTCTCTACTTCCATGCCCGCTGAAATAACTCCACAACTAGAAGAAAAAGAGCACAGCGAGCACTCCCCTTCGAGCCTCAAAGAGAAGGCAAAGTGCCCCGGCTTCCGGAACGACCAGACCCGCGACAAGAGCGCGGCGAACCGTGGAACCCTCGGCCACCTCGCGGTGGAGAAAGAGAATCTCGATGTCATCCCGCCAGATGACCCGAAGCTGCGGGAAGCGGCCGACCAGTGCCTCAAATACCTAGCATCGCTCCGCAAACAAGTCGGCCCGCACAAGGAGCTTCGGGAGCAAAAATATTACATGCAGGACCAGTTCGGTCACGTCGACCACATCATCCTACACGGCGACAAAGCCGAGTTGATTGATTACAAATTTGCCTTCGGCGAATACGTCGCCGATTCACCGCAATTCTGGGCGTATGCCGTCGGCCTCTGGGACGCTCATCCGGAGGTCAGTGAAATAACTGTGCATGTGCTTTTACCCTTTCGCGGGGTCATCGACAAGGAGACGTGGTCTCGGGAAAAAGACTATGAGCGTCTCTCCGCGCAAATCACCGCCATTATAGCTGCTGCTAGGCGGGATGACCCCGCGACCTATTTAACCGGATCGCATTGCGCTTGGTGCGCGAAACAGGCGAGTTGCCCGAAGTTGTCGTCACTCGCACTGACGATCGCCACCCAATACAAGGCCGACGAGCTATCGCTGCCGGCGCAATACGATCCGGCGAACATCACCGACCCGCACGTTATTGCGCTCGCCAAACGGGCCGCGCCGATTATGAAGTCGTGGGCTGAGAAGGTCGATCAACGTGCCCTTCAAATGCGACTCGAAGAGGGTATCGAGATCCCAGGCTACGAACTGGCCGAACGTGCCCTCCCCTTCAAGGTCACCGACGCCCAGAAAGCGTGGGACGTGGTCCGCGACCGGATCAGCCCCGAGGCATTCGCCGCCTGCGCCGAAGTCTCCATCGGTGCGCTAGAGAAAGCCATCGCCCGCACCGCACCCCGCGGTGAGATGAAACGGGCCAAAGACAACCTTCGTGACGCATTGGTTGACGCCGATGCGGCCCGCTCAGAGGGAGCGTATCACTACCTCAAGAAACAGAAATAATAACTCCATCACTATATATGGGAAAAGTATCATTCGAAGAGGCCGTTGAGGCTACAGTCATCGAGGAGAGCAGCGCCATCGCGGTTCGTCCCGAAACACAGGTCGCCATCATCGGCGAAGCGCCGGAAAAAGGAATCTTTGGCGAGTTCGGCAGTGACGACATCAAGTTGCCGCGCCTGAATCTCGTCAACAAAGTTGGCGATCTCTCCAACCTCTTCACGCCCGGAGCGTGGGTTCTCAAGAAAGAGCACCAGCTTACCGATGTCGTGAAAGGTGAAGCTGGCTCGCTCAAGGTCATCGCGGTCCGACTTAAGGTGGAATACCAAGAGTCCCTCCCCTACGACCCGAACGTCCGTCCTCGCGTCTTCGCGACGGCCGAGCAAGTTCGTATGAATGGCGGTCGTGTCGCCTACGGCCGCGGTGAAGGCATCTTTGCCAAAGTCGGGCACATCGAGTTCCTGATCGAGAAACCCGAGAAGCTCAGTGAGGAAGCGTCCTCCGAGTTCTTCTACGTGCTCGGAGACAAGGAATACGCTCGCGTCCTCTACACGGCGTCCTCCACCGCTTACGCGGAGACGGCTCAGATCCTCTACTCGGATTACCGCGTCGGGCATTTGAACAAGACCGGCCTCATGGGCGGGTTCTATCTGCTCGGGGCGAAGACCAAGACCGGAGACAAGGGCTCCTGGTGGGTGCCGTCCCTCAAGACGGCCGGCGAAGTGCCGGAGGCAGTTCAGGCGGAAATCAAAAGCCTCATCTAATGGGCTACCAGAATCTCCGCTTCCATACCCCGAAGCAGTTGAAAGACGACGGGTATGTCAGCTTGGCGGGTCACTACTCACCCAAGCAAGAGGATTGGCTGTTGCGTGTCGTGTCTGACGCGAGGCGTAACAACAAAGACGTGGCCTTCAGCGGAGATTGCTACTCCGTCGAAGTCTGGCAACGAAGCAAACGCTAAATGAATTTCCCCGGAGAGGGTCTTGTTGGGGCGCTTTGGTTGGCGTCCCTGTGTTCTCCCTCTCCGGGGACTTCTTCAAAATAATTTTTATGACTACTGAAACTATTACCTACGACCCGAAAGCCTTCGAACTCGATGCCGAAGGATTGATGGACAAAACCGCCGAAGCTCTCGGCATCAAAACCGACATGGGACGTAAAGCGTTCCGTGCCTTTTGCGAATCTGCTGTTCTCCTCGACTCCAAACAGCGCGACTACGGCAGCGCGAACATCTCCGCCTTCGGCGAGAAGGGAATCATCGTCCGGATGAATGATAAGGTCGAGCGCCTCAAGACGCTCGTCTGGAAGGACAAGTCGCCAGAGCACGAGAAGGTTTCCGACACTTGGTTGGATATCGCGAATTACGGGATCATCGGCCTCCTCTGCCACCGGAAGGAGTGGAAATGACCGCACGTCGATTCTGTTCCGTCATGGCGATGGCTGTCACCACCGCCGTGGTTGTCGGGTTTGGCTCCGCCTATCTGGAGGTTCATAAGCGCCACCAGATGTCGGAAGAACTCGCGCAATGGCAACTCGAAGAGTGGAAAGAAAACCTGCTCACCGAGCGCCAACGCGAACTTATCGGAGGGAGCAAATGATCCCGATCGTCGGACTGTTCGTTTCTTGGGTCGGCCTATTCGGATTCGGAGCATGGCTCGCAGCCAAGGGAGGAGACGCTAAATGAGAACCTACACCGTCGTCATCGACGAGGACGTTCCTCTCGCAGACAAGAAACCGGGCGAACAGTCGCGGTATCAACACCCGCTGTCTTACTTGCTGGGCAAGCTGAAGGTCGGCGACTCGTTCGTCTACCCAGCCTCGACCCACGAACACTTCAACGGACTGCGCTCGATCGCTCATAGCATCGGCCGGCGCGGCAAGATGAAGTTCGCGACCCGAGCCGTCACCGATAGTGAAGGCGTGGATCGGCTTCGATTCTGGAGGACAGCATGACAACAACGTATCTCCTAGAAGACATCCACGGAAACAAGTTGTCCGGAGGTGATGTGGTTTTAGTTTACGTGCAACGATACGCTCGCGAGAAAGACGCCAGCGGGGTTTGGGTGGTCGACCAAAGCAAGCCGCTACCCGTCGCCGATATTCCAATGGCACGAGGCATGGTGGTCTGGGACGACGATCTTCTTGCTTGGACGATCCGCTACTCATGGGTCTGTGACGCTTGGAAAGGTAAAGCGGCGGCACAATTAGGCGGCGGCAACTACGCCTATGAAAGGATCAACCTATGAGCGCCGGTTGGTTTCTCATCGGTCTCGCCGTCGGCATTGTGCTCGGCGGACTCGCAACCTACGGAGCCATCTTCGCATGGGCGATGGGCTATAAGCTACGGGAGGATCAAAATGCCGAGTGACCCAGATCAGGACCGCGACGAAGCGCAAGGCATGGACGCTGAAGAAGCTCACTACTGGGCCAGACGCAACGACCCAATGGAACAATACTGCGAGTATTGTGAAGGCTTCTACGGTGAGTGTGAGTGCGAGGAAGAACGTGAAGCGGATCGCAAGGCGGAAGAGGAGGAAGAATGAGTTGTGAAGACCGATTTTATATCTGGCTGCATGACAAAACGCGCCTATCTGACCGAGGAGCAGGCACGGTTTCCCGGGCAAGACATCTATCTCTGCCTGTATTGCGGAAACTGGCACCGGACAACTCCGAAATCCAAAAAGCGAAAATTCACAAAGCAGCAACGGCAAAAATACTATGAACGCAGAATACAGCATAGGTCGCATCAACTTCGGGCCGCGTGATTCTTTCACAACGCTTGGGCAGTTGATTGACGAAATCGCAGCCCAAGAGGAACTGGTCGATGACCTCTGTCTATTCCTTGGGGAACTCTTCACCGAGGTCGAGTATCTGCGGGAGCACGCTCCCACCCAAATTTACGAACTATGACTACAACTTTTCCGGTTCCCGAGACCACTGAATCAAACAAACCGTCTGGGGAGGCGGTGCGCCAACCAGTCCTCGGGAGCCGGTGCCTTTCAGTAGCAATCGACTTCGAAAGCTACTACGACACCGACACCTCAGTCACCACGATGGGGGCATGGCACTACGCCCGCGCTACCGACATTTACATGGTAAGCATGTATTTCGACGACGGGGATGCCTATGTCGGATCACCCTTCGACGCGCCGTGGGACGAGTGCGACGGGCTCAACTGGATCATGCACAACGCTGCCTTCGACCTGACGCTCTTCGACGCGCTCGTCGAGTCCGGCACGGTGCCTCCAGTGAAGCCTCGCTTCGTCTTCGATACAGCCGACCTCGCGGCCTATCTAGGCTACCCCAGGAGTCTGGCCCAAGCGTCGTCCGAACTGCTCAAAATCAAAATCAAGAAAGACACCCGAACCAACATGAAAGGGATGATATGGACAAAGGACTAATGCGCGTATTCACCGCGATCAGCGGATGGCAGACACCGGAGGATTTCGGTCACGACAACGATGGCTACGTCACCTTCGAACCTGATCCGAAAACCCAACGCAAGTCGGCTTTCTTTTGGAGAGCAGACATGTCTCACGAGCATCTCAACGCCATGTGGCTGAGTGACCAGACCTTCGTAAGACGATGACACCTAAAATCAAAAAACTCATCGACCAAGGTCGACTACTCCCGATCTTCGCCAAGTCCGGAGAGGACTTCGCCCTGGTTGGTTACCGCCGCAAGCCCGGTAGTCGGAAGTCACATCTGCGGCCTTACCTACTCCCCCAACCTATTCGGATTCCGAAACCAAGTGCCTAAGTCACCCTACATGACCAACGACTTCAAAAAAGAAGTCGCCCGCTACGCGCTCCATGACGCGAAGGCCACCTTCATGCTCTGGAAGGAGCACGGCCATAAGATGCCCGACCATGAGTGGCGGATCTCGGCTATGACGCGCCGGATGGGAATGCGCGGGGTGCCAGTCAACATGGAGAAGCTCAAGGCCGCGGAAGCCAAGCTCATCGAGGAGAAGCGCCGGACCGAGGCTCTCCTTCCGTGGATCGGTGGCGAGTATCCTCCCCTCTCCCTGCAAGCGATTCGCGATCAGTGCGAGAAGGAGGGCATCCGCTCACCCAAGTCCTTTGCCGAGAAAGATCCGGAAGGTGCGGCATGGGAAGCGGAGTTCGCCGACAAGTTTCCGTGGGTTCGCGCTGTGCGCGACTATCGTAAGGCCAACAAACATTTGAAGACTGTGCAGGCGATGATCGCCCGGACGCGGCCCGACGGTCGCATGGGCTACGAACTCAAATACTTCGGAGCTACGACCGGACGGGATAGCGGAGGGGGCGGCTGGAATGCCCAGAATATCCCCAAAGGAGAAGTGGCCGGCGTGGATATCCGCAACCTCATCGAGGCACCCGCGGGGAATACACTCGTCATCTGCGATCTTGCCCAGATCGAAGCACGCTGCCTCCCCTACCTCGCCAAGGACCATGATCTTCTCAAGCTGATCGCCTCCGGTATCGACATCTACGAGGCGCACGCTAGGGCGACGATGGGATACAACGACCCCCGCCCACTAAAGGAAGTGGATCCGAAGATGCGCTTTCTCGCCAAGGCCCGTGTGCTTGGTCTTGGTTATGGCTGCGGTGCGGCGAAGTTCCAACTCGTCGCCAAGATGCTGGCCGGACTCGACATATCTTTCGAGGAATCGCAACAAATTGTGCAGTCCTACCGCGAGTCGTCTCCGAAGATCACCGCACTGTGGGCCAAGCTCGATCGTGCGCTCCGCATCTCCACCGACCCAAACGACAAGACTTTGGAAATTCCCCTACCCTCCGGACGAGAACTCGTTTACCGCGACGTTCGGCGCATCACCGGCAACATCGTCGCCAAGCTCCCGAGACTCGGGAAGCTCATGGACGTAAAGCTGTATGGGGGCTTGCTGGCGGAAAATGCCACGCAGGCGCTTGCCCGTGATGTCTTCATGGACCGCTGCATGGCACTGGAAGACGCTGGTTATGAAATCCTCATGCGTATCCACGATGAAGTCGTCGTCCTCATCGATGAATATGACGCCGAAGATCACCGCCAAGTGATCGAAGAAATCATGTCCACCCCACCAATTTGGGCCTCGGACCTCCCGCTGGGAGCCGAAGCCATCGTATCCAAACATTACCGTAAATAATAACTCCACCACTCAATATGTCACCTACACCTGAAGAACTCGGACTCAACCCCTGCCCAACCTCCGGCCAAGGATGCCACACATGGATGTTCGGCGCAGCGCACGCGCTGGTTGCTAACGCCTATGATGACCAATTTATTGACTCATGGGTGACTCATTATTTGCAGCGCCCGCCGCAACCTCGCGAGATCGTCGACACAATCGCCAATGTCCGCGCCGAGGCCGAGGGTCTCATCGAGCCGCGCCCGAAGGTTTCGCTGAAGCGCGAGAAGGATGAGGATCGCCTAGCCGAACTGACCAAAGAAGGCCCGCTATCGATCGAGGATTTCAAAGCCTCCTCACCCATCCCGACAGCCGATGTCTCGACCTCCGAGTTCCTCCGTCGTCTCTACGGCGGCAAGCACAACATCGTTTTCGTCGATCAGCAGACTCAAGGGAGGCTGGTGTGGCACGACAAGGTGCCGGATCTGGCCGTCGATCAAATCATCGCCAACAACACAGAGGGCGCATGGATCATGGTCAATCCGGTCGACGGTCAATTCAAAGCGATCGAGCGCCTCGGCAAGAAGTCCCGCCGGGCCGAAGAGAATCTCGTGGCCTACGAATACCTCCTCATCGAATCCGACTCGGTCGATCTCGAACTATGGCTACGTGTGCTCTCCAATCTCAACCTCCCGATCGTCTCGGTCACGACCTCCGGCTCGAAGTCGGCTCACGCTCTCGTCCGCGTAAATACTAAAAACCGTGCCGAGTATCTGGAGAAAGCCTCCGAGATTGCCGATGTCCTCGTCCCGCTCGGTGCCGATCCCGCTGCCATGTCGGCCGTGCGCCTGACTCGTGTGCCAGGGTGCATGAGGAAAGACACCGGAAAGGCACAGACCCTCATCTACTTCAACCCGGAGGCTGGGCGTCTAAACCCATCGAATTCGACGGGATTAGAGGGAGGGGGACAATCTGCCACCCCCCTTGCTGGGGATAGCACCTCACCAGAGGTGTCCAAACCGTCCACCAAGGCGAACAAGAGTGGGCAGTTTGAAGACATCTACTACGACGGCAAAACCTTCTTTATGAAAGCAGCCGACGGGATCTGGCGCTACGAGATGGTCGCGATGCTGTCCAGCGAACTCAAATGCCGCGGGTTTTCGGACCGGGCCCCTAAAGGCGCTGCAATGTCCCCAATGGATCGCGCCAAGGCTTTTATCAGAGAAAATCGCCGTGTCGATGGTGCGGGCCCCTCCCTCTACAACCCGAACGAACTCTGGTTCGAGGGCGGGAAGAAATACCTCAACACCGCCAAGAACGTCCATATCGTCAAAGCGGCCGAGACCGCCGGGGCTTGGGGTGAAGGCTTCCCACGCTACGCGGCCATCCTCGACAACGTCTTCGCCTCCGATGAATACCGCGACATCTTCCTCGCGTGGTTCAAACGGTTCTACGAATCGGCGGAACGTGGCAAACTCTGCATGGGCCAAGCCATGATCTTGGTTGGTCCGGTCCACTGCTATAAGACCTTCTTCATCGAGAAGTTCCTCAAGCCCGCGATGGGCGGCTACGCGGATCTCTCCTCGATCGTCTCGGGCGAAGGCAACGGATTCAACGCCGACCTCTTCCAGTCGCCACTGGCCATCATTGATGACTCCCGTGCCGCGGAATCCGAGGCGCAACTCAACCGCTACGCGAGCGCGATCAAGAAGCTGGTCGCCCACGGCACCCACAAGTATCACGAGAAATACCTGACACCGATCATGGTTGAGTGGCGCGGGCGGGTGGTCATCGCAGCCAACGACGATCCAGTGTCAATCAAGGCTGTGCCGGCGCTCAACATCTCGAATGAGGACAAGATCATCGCGCTGGCTATGAGAACCTTCGAGGAAGGCCCGACGGTCGATGAACTCAAGGACGTGGAATCCGAACTCCCCGCCCTCCTCGCTTGGCTCAAGGGGTGGGATATCCCACCGAAATACATCGACGCAGCCAACCGCTACTTCATCCGTAGCTACATCGCCCAAGAAGTGCGCGAGAAGATCGAAGCCTCAAGCCGCACCGCCGAATTGCGCGACACGCTCAACGCTTGGTGGGAGCGCCGTGGCACCGACGAACCGTGGGAGGGAACCGCGGTCGAACTGCACCAATCCTTCAACGATGTCTTCGACAACGTCTCCCTGACCCGTGAGTGGCCGGTTCGCGTCCTCGGACGCCGCCTCGCCGAACTCCAGACCCAAGGTGACCCGAACGTCGAGTTGATCGCCAAACGCTGCGGCAAGGCCAAGCTCCACAAATACCGGCTGACCAAGCCGACCCCGGAGACGGCGGAAGAAGACCACAACCCATTTTAATCATGGCGGTGCGGCGTGGAAGGACACGCGGCCGGACAGCGGAGCGTCACAAAATAACACACGAATATGTGACAAGAGCGGGTGTCGAGTCCCGCCACCGCCGCCTAAAATATGAACGCCAAGTGGACCGCGAGGTTTATTAACCTAGCCGCACACGTTGCCGGCTGGTCAAAAGACTCGACCCAAGTCGGCGCGGTTATTATCCGGCCCGACCGCTCGGTGGCCAGCGTGGGCTTCAACGGCCTCCCCAGGGCCGTTTCCGACGATCCGGCACGGTTGGCCGACCGAGACCAGAAACTCCTCTACACGGTCCACGCAGAGCTTAACGCGATCCTTGCTGCCCGCGAGCCGCTCCACGGCTGCTCGATCGTGGTCTACCCCTTCCAGCCATGCGCTCAGTGCGCCGCCGCCATCATCCAGGCGGGGATCACCGAAGTCATCTGCCCCGAGGTGCCCGACGCCTCCAGGTGGGCTGACTCGTTCCATGCAGCACGCACCATGTTCCATGAAGCGGGCTGCGTGGTCCGGTGGGTCTGACCGCGGAGTAGCTTTTACGCAGTAGTCCAAGTTTGGCTTGGACATCGGGACCAGATTGCTTGCTTCATGCAGTCGATCGACTGTTCGATGAAGTCGAAAGGTTCGACTTCAAGGCTCAAGGTGAACGCTACAGAGGAACATGATACAGGGCTATAAGATGCAGGGGAACTGGGGAACTCAGGTTCTTAGTTCCACCCTAAGTTCCCAAGGGTAACTGGTTCATGGTTAATGGTTTAGGGTAAAAGGGAACTGAGGAACTCATTTTAGGGGGTAGAGGCATGGTGGTTTTCGGGGGGACTGGGGTGCCGCCCCCGGCGACCGTGGGGGGAGAACTTACGGGGTATATATACTCTTTTTTATAAGAAAAGATATAGGGGTAAGTTCCTCAGTTCCCTTTTGTCGTAAGTATACTGTAAATCAGTGACTTAACCTCGGGAACTCAGGGTGGGAACTTAGGGGAACTGACAAGTGAGTTCCCACCTAATCGGCCGAAATCGAGCCTTTAAGGCTGTCCGAACATCGTTATATACAGAAACCCGAGGTTCGCTGCGGCATAACCTGCGAAGGCTATCGCAAGTCCTACATTACCCTCGCGATACCAGCCGGCCGCGGTAATGAGATAAAGCAGTGTCGTTATCAGTAGAGGCCAGAAGGTCATTCGTAAAGGTTGAGCCCTCGGTCATCAAGGATCTCGAAAAGTCGCTCTTGGACGGCCTCCAAGATGCGGTATTCCTCGGCCGAGTGGTCGACGTGCTTGATCTGGTTCCGGAGGTAGTCCGAGAGGTCTGACACCGCCCACTTCCACTCAGAGCCCTGGAGGGCGTCTTGGTGCTCGTGGCTTTCTTCCGGCAGGGTGAATTCGAGGATGGCTTTCATTTACGCGCCCGAAGCTGCGCTCCGACTAGGTTCGCCCACTCTTTCTGTCGGGTCGTAAGTTTCCCGGCCGACGGGTCTCCTGCGATAGCCCTGGCGATAATCGTCTCCTTCAATGCTTCCTCGTTCTCCTCGTATGCGGTTCCCTTGAAGGCATTCTTCTGTTCCTCGGTCACATCGAAGTCTGGCTTGATCTTGTTTTCCCACATCAAGAGCCGTGCAGCCTCGTTCGTGGCAACGGACTTCTGGGACGCCGGGTCTAAGTCAGAGAAGGGGTTGAGGATGATGCGGCCGTCTTCAGTGGCCATACCGGTGGTGTTTAAGTTCTTTTTGAAGAAATCCAATTCCGAGTCGTAGGGAGTTCTGATTTCGTAGCCGAAGATTTTGTCCATATTTTGTAGAAGTGGGACGAGGTCCGGGTGATTCCCAGTAAACGAGCCGCACGGTTTATCTCTCCGCTGCACGACCCCCGTCATTTAGAGGCGGGACGCCGGCAGGCAGCATTACCACCATGTCGCCACTGCCGGCATCCTCGCCGCAGTTATTATAGCACTTGGCCTGATCCGTGCTTTATTACGCGCCGATGAAAGGAGGTGAATGTGTATGTATCGATCGAACGATCTTGGCTTGGTCTACGGACCCTACGGCGGGCTTGGATACTTCGAGCGGGGTGACCGGAAGGCTGTCGTGACTTCTTTCCGGTGGCGTCGTTTCCTGAAGTATCTGTGTTCACTTCTCTAACGCGCCAGGGGGAGTTCCGTCCGATCCGGCTCTCCCCTCCCCTAAAAGTTAATAATTCTAAAAACGGGCAAAAAATTTAGAACCCATTATTTATATTATCATACAGTGGCGCGGCTGGGTCGAGGGGGACAGTGGTGGGTTGGGTGGTGGTGTTCACGGATTCGGATTCCGTGTGCTCTACACTGTTAGAGGGTAGCTTTCGACCCGATTCTGACCAGACCTCACCTTGCACAATATCATCATAAGCACCTGATTTTGAGCCTATTGCGCCCAAAATGGCGATGTTTACTTGGTTCCGGTCTTCCTCTCTGTCCAGCCCTACTGATTTTCCTGCAATCTCTGTCGCAATCTTGATCTTGTCTGCCTTGTTAATTAGTTGATCTTCAGAGAGTTGCGATGCAGCAAGGGTCATTCGATCACCTATGAGATGGATGCGCTCTCGGATTGTCTCGCGTCTCTCTGTCCAGATGTCCCTTGCGATTGCTACGCTTTCCTCTTTCAACTTCTCATTCGTTTTCTTTTCCCCTTGCAATATCTCATGCCACTTCTCTCTGTAAATCCTTGAATTCAAGGTGCTTATCTTGATTGCAAACTTATTCGCTAACGTCAAAGGCTCGACTCCTTGGAGGTAGAGTCCGCGAATAGCTTGCCAGTCTACAGAAAGGGGCGGTCTGGGCATCCGTAATAATCGCACATTTCCCCCTCTCGTAACAGAGTAAATCGCGCTGCTGGTCACTTATTAATGAACCGGAAAGGGCAGCAAGACGCTGTCCGATCACCGGACAACAACCAAACAGAAAGAAAGATCAGCATATGAAAAAGAACCACATCACCATCAGCATCAACTACAGCGTGGCAGAAACGAAGGACAGCGTGAACGATGCAATCGCTCGCGAGATCCATCAAATCGAAACCCTGACCCAAGCAGCGACAATGCAACGCGAAACGCTTTGCGCGTTCATCAAGGACAATCGCGAAGCAATCGACGTTGCAGAGGTCACCGCCACGCTCAAGGCGAATGGCTACGCGAAACAGCGCATCAGTGAGTTGCTCCAATCCTACGGCATCACCCGCCGCGCCAAATCGAAGAGCCGTGCAGAGGCCAGCGAGAAGATCGACGCCATGCTGCCCAAGGCGGAAGCCGCGTTGCTCAAACTCGTAGGCGGAGACAAGAAGCTGTATCGCGCTGTCGTCGCTCGTCTGTTCCGTAAATAGTCCGGTGACCGGACAACGCGAACCCCGCAGCGTGAACCATGAACCATGCACCATGCAACGTCCGACCCGTTGCGGTGCATCATGTCCGAGGTGAGCAAAGTATCAGCGCAAGACGTTCCATCCGTCTTGCGTTGTCCCTTGCCCAATACGGCGAGACTTGTCCGGTGATCGGACAAGGAATCAAAACAGACAGATGAAACGAACCATCCACATCCTGTTGGCGAGTGCCAGCAAAACAGACTACAGACTTGACCGGACATCCGAGCGCAACGCTCGCGGTCTTTCGGTTGAGGAGAAGCGCAACGCTGCGGTCGATCTGATCGGCGGCAACGATTATCGGGCGGCGGCTAATCCGCTCACGTTCAACCCCTTTGCGGATTTGCTTCCCAAGGTGGCTCAACTCGGATAATAACTCCACACGATGAAACGGCCCACCCCGAATCAACTCGACGAATTGCTCTTCAGCTTCGCGGCCTTGTGCTTCGTTGCCGTCTGGCTCCTCATCGAGATCACCAAGTAATAACTCCACAACCTTGTCCGGAATTCCGGACATTTAGAAAGAGAGAAACAGTATGAGAAAAGTAACGAGAGAAGTGACTGACGCCTTCTTCAATCGGCGTCCCCGCAAGTGCGGCAATACCCGAACCGATGGCACGACGATCTGGCTGCATGGCAATGCGATTGCGCGTCATGCAGACAACGGCGACATCGAGATCACGTTGGCTGGATGGGACACTGTGACGACACGCGAGCGGCTCAATGGAGTCGGACGCCGCGCATCGTTCTCGGTGTTCCGTGATCGGGGCGTGACCAAGGTCAACGTCCATGTGCGTGCATCTAACCTCGAACCGATGTGGCTCTCGGCAATCGAGATGCCGCACGGCGAGTGGATCAACCCTCGCAAGTTCGTCGGTCAGTTCGCCGACAAGTAATAACTGTGCAAGCCGCACCGCCCCTTCCATGCGAGGGGGCGGATGGCTTGTTCAAACCGGACAGAGTTGTCCGATCACCGGACAAGCAACAACCAAACAACACATGAAAGGAAAGTTAGACCTATGAGTAATAACTCCACACTACAACTGGCCGAGGTCGCATCGAAGCCGATGCATCTCTCGGAGGATGGTCGGTATGCCTATTGGTATCTCCGCAACAACTGGGCGAAGTCCAAGGACAGTCCGGTCACGCTCGACTCAGCACCGAACTACTACGTCCTCAATTACGACGACAAGGCGGTGCTCAAGAGGGCTTATGAACGAGTCTATCGGCGTTACCGCGACGAGCGGGCCGAGCGTCAGCGTCGGCATTTGCGCGGCGTGGCTTCGGTCATCGTCGGATGTCTCCGGCATCGCAAGCTGTATCGTCGCACCTTCCGCAAGGATGGCGGCACGTTGCAGGATCTCATCGAGCGCATCCGCTGTCACTTCGGCAACGACTGGTTCGGATCTGCAAATCAGCGCGAGGTCGTTAAGGGAGTCGGCCAGTTCCTCAAGTCGATCGAGAAGTCCAAGATCAAGCAGATGCTCCCCGAGCCTCTGACTCCGGAGTATTGGGATCGGCTTCCGCTCTACGAGTGCAGTGGTGAGTTGGAAGCGACTGGCTTGCATGGTTACAAGACCACGCCGACCGGACGCAGCGTCAGCACCAACCGCATCCGCAGCTACCAGAAACCCTACTGGGATGTCGGTCGCGATGGCGGCGGTCAGCATGAGATCCGCTTCCGCATCACGCAGAAGTTGCCCGATGTCGCTTGCAACTTGGTCAGCAACCTCGGTTCGATCGAGCGCAACGGCGGTCACATCCACATCAACTGCAAACGTGCCGAGGACTACGGCCAAGCCGTCTACTACTCGTTGCGTTACCACTTGTCGTGGTTCCGGTATCTTGCGCCGTTGACCCGCCGCCGCTCTCGTTGGTGTGCGGTCAACGCTTGCTGCGAGAATTGGGATGACGCCTTGGGTCGCAAGTATTCGGCGGTCAGTGCCGCCCAGTTCGAGCGACTCGGCACGATCGAAGTCCGCTTGTGGCCGACGAGCCGCAAGCCGAGCGAGTGGCGGATGCGTGCCGCCCTCATGCAAGCCATCGCCCGGTGGAGCGAGGACAACGTGACGCCCGAGGCGTCCGTCACCAACGAAACCGCGCCGCAAGCGTGGGCATCGTTCTATCGGTGGGCTGCGATCCATGAGCCGGAGACGCTCAAGGAAATCATCAAAGCGATGAAGGCCAAAGTCCGCACCATCAACAACACCTCGCGCAATGTTGACCGCTACGGGGCGCTCAAGTGCGACGAGTTCGTGCGTCATTTCGACGCTTCCGACACGCGCTTGTCCGGCTACCGCCGGATGCCGCGCCAAGCCGTGACTGCCGTTTGCAGCACGGACGATCAGTGAACTAGTCCGATCACCGGACAAACAACATCAACCATAACGAAAGGAAACAAATACCATGTGTAAATTAGCAGGATGGACAGCGAGCAAAGCCTCGCCTTTGACCCGACACTCCGCCGACAAAGCCCTTGTCGCAGCGGCAGAAGCAATCGGCAGAACCGAGCGTCACGGCTTCGGTTTCGCCCAAGCCGGACCCAATGGTCTGCGCGGTCGCTATGTGAAACCCGATGACTTCCGCACGCTCGATGCGTTGCCCCAGTTGTCCAAGCTCGCGGGAGACGGCTTCTCCGCCTTCGCCGCCAGCAAGCGGTTCGAGCAGACCGGATACTACAACCGGATGAAGTCCACCATCGTCCACGGACGCACTGCAACGTGTGCCGTGAACCTTGGCAACACGCATCCGTTCCGGCATGACGGCTGGTCGTTGGCCCACAATGGCGTGGTCACTTGGCACGGCAAGCAGACCAAGCACCACAACAAGGCAACGTGCGATTCGCAGCACTTGCTCTATGCGTTGACCGACAACGCTGGCGATCCGGAGAAACAGCGGGAAGCCATGATGCACATCACGGGCTACGCTGCGTTCCTCGCCCTCGCTCCGAGCGGCAAGCTCATCGTCGCCGTCGATTCGATGGCGTCGTTGTATGCTGGCATCACCAAGAAAGGTCGCTGGATCTTCGGCACGAAGCCGGAGATTGTCGAAGCGATCGGCGATGCGTGGCGTTGCAAGTCGCTCGAAGCCTTCGCCATCGACGACTGGTCATGGTTGGAGTTCCCGAAGAACGGCGGCGATCCTAAAGTGAGTCGCTGGCTGCACGGCGACACGACCAGCCGCGAGTCGCAATATGCTTCGGCCAGCCTCGGTCGCAGCCTTGCCCCCATCGACACCTCATGGGCTTCCGGCCCCCGAGGTTCGCAGCCCAAGCTCTCGGAGTTCCGCTTCGAGAAGAAGTCCGAGGGTGCATACAGCACAGTCACAGTGCCGAGCGGAAAGTATGACGGCTTGGCTGCACGTTCCGAGGACATCGGTCTGACGCAGCACAACCTCGACGACGATCTGGCGACCTACGCCACGATGCGCGAGGTCGATCTGACGGCGGAAGAGGAACTCGAACAGTTGCAGGGTATGAGCAGCTTTATCCCGCAGAGCCAGCGTCTTCTCGACGGCATCGTGTAGTCCGGTCACCGGACAACTGACCTATGAGCAGGACACTACTCAAGCCGATCGAGACGGGCGGCACGATGATCCCGTGGCTGGATTACCGCATCATGCAGCATGAAGCGTGCATCGTGGAGCACTTCGATTGTGCCGATGCGGAGATGGAGCGTGCCTCGCACGCTCTCGACGAGAGGCAATTCGGTATTGCCAACGACCATGCCCGCAAGGCGTGGCGGAAACTGTGCGTCATGCTTGAGATGAGTAAGGCGCACAAGGAACTGAAGTGGGTGCAGCAGCATCCCAAACTCAACAACTAAAGAAAGGAAACTGAATATGAAAACATATCCACCATTCACCGACATCGAAGTAATCAAAGACAACATCCGCTTCGTTTGGGAGGACATCGGCGAGGGATGGAGCGGCGACTACAACGATGAAGATCCAGACGATACGCCGCTCTTGCGCTTCTCAATCGACTGGCGCGAAAACGCCAACAGCGATTGGGAGGGACTGGACGATGCGTCCTACTGCACAGGGCTACCCATCGACACCGACACCGACACGCTGTGCGAGTATGCCGACAGCATCATCGCCAGCTTGAGCAGCACGAAAGAAAAGCCCACCGGATACAAGCGCACCTTGGAGCGTTGGTCTTGGCTGGGGATCGAAGAAGCAAACCTACCACAGAAAGGAAACTGAATATGAAACCAAAATACAAAGTAATGTTCCCTGATTACGACGACACCCTTCCAGAGTTGGAAGGATTCAACGACTCATCGTGGAGCCACGATGCGTGTCCGAGTATCGCACGAGAGATCGACGCGGGTGCTGTTCACCCGAAGACGCTCATGGTCTTCGTCGATTACAAAGACCCGTCACTACGCGAGAACGGCGACCAAGGGTTTCGCTATGCCGTAGTGCTGCTCACTCCTCACGCTGGTGAGAACGAGATGAAGACACTGCTTGCGACGAACGATTGGTCGGAAGTCGTGAAGCTAACTGAAGAAATCAAATGGGAGGTCAAATGAAAACATACCCGAAACAACTGCACACGTTCCCGAAGGACGAGTTCAAGAACCCTGATGGCCCAATGGTCGCATGGGTTTACAACGGCATCCACGATCCGGTGGAGCCGTATGCCAACTACATCATCGAGGAGACCGACAACGGCAAATATATGCTCGTCCTCGAGAACGACTCGTTCATCTCCGACAAACTCGCCGACCTCGAACCCCGCTTGTTTGCGTGGATGGAGAACGAAGGCGTCACACCGAAAACCACTATCACCAATGATTAGTCCGATCACCGGACAACGAAAGGAAAACACATGAAGAAATACACACGCAAAGGGCAGTCCGTTTACTACGAGATCAGCCCATGTTCCAATATGTATGCGGGCTACGGCTTGCAGTTGAAAGTCGCGCTCCGTAATGGCGCTTGTAATGCCGAGTCCGAGTTCCTGCGCGACAAGACCATCGACAAGGAGGACTTCAACAAGCGAGCCAAGGAGTTGCTTGCCGAGTTCATCGACGGCAAAGGCATCGCCAAGTTGGAGCGCAAGGAGAAGAGCTACGCCAAGCGGGCCGCAAAGTTCCAACGCGAGTGGGCCAAGATCGAAGCGAAGAAAGCCAAGGAGCAAGCGGCGGTGGATGCCGAGATGATCCGGCAGGGATACAAGCACCGCTTGTCTGCGTGGATTCATCCTTCGGCGGGTGACGACTACCAAGTGCAAGCGTATGCCACGAGTGCGTTCACCAAGGCCGACATCCGCGACATCCTCAAGGACTCCCGAGTGAAGAACGATTACGTCGTCACCGAACTAACCAAATAGCAAAGAAAGGATACACACCATGACAACCGAAGAACTACACGAAGAACTCCGCAAGTGCGGGTTCTGCAAGATCGGGACTGGCGGGGGCTGCGATGCCCTCGTCACCCATCGATACCCCGAGTTCACCGACGAGAACTGGAACACCGAGATCATGCTCACCGCATTTGAGGATGCCAGCGTCCCCGAAGTCGGCGACCGGATCCATGTCAGCATCCGGCACATCAGCAATGAGAGGTCGGAGATCTGGCATATCGACGGCGATCCGGCAGACAACTCCACCCCGACTGTTCACTTTGTCTTGGACACGCCGGAACAAGTCTTGGCTTTTGCGCGAAGCGTTTCGTGCGAGGCCGCTTAACCAAACAGAAAGGAAACCACATGAACACATCACTGATCCTTCAGTCGGCGGCTTATTTCAACGAGACGCACGACTACGACATCGACGCGGCACTGCGTTTGTCCGCTGCGGTCGTGCGTCACGCGCACCTCGTCCAGCTTGCCCGGAAAAAGCAAGCCGACCCGCAACTCACCCTGCCCATCGAATTCGATGCGGCTTCGTAATAACCCCACAAGAGAAAGGAAACTAAACCATGAGACTGCAACTGTTTGAACGCAGCGTCTACGGACGCCAGAGCATCTATCCGACCGGACACCTTGGCCCTTATGTCCAACGTCTGACCGGAAAGACCACCATCGATCATCGCGACCTCGACGCGCTGACCGAGTTAGGCATCGACATC